CAACGCTAACGTTACCAGCTACAGTAAGGCCATCTGATGTAACAGTGCCGTCCACGTTAAGTGAAGTGTTAAAATCAACTGCGCCCGTAACTGTAAGAGCCGCTGTATCAATCGTCATCGCTGTAGACGCATCAATATCAACAGTCGGTGCAACAATTTCAATTTCAGTATCCGCGTCAATGTCCAACTGCCCATCCGCAGAAGAGCTAATCTTCAAAGCTGTGTCGCGAAACTGAAGCTCATCGGTTGTTGTCATCTGAATAGCATTGCCACCAGATGTATTTCCGTTAGCAAGAACCTCGGACAACTCGTTGTTTGCACCAACCTGTGTATCCACATACGCCTTAATCGACTGTTGTGTTGCCAAGGCTGTCGCGCTGTCAGACGCCATGTTGTCTTCGTCTAGGATTGCGGTCACCGACACACTGCCCAAGCGCAGGCTGTCAAAGTACGCATTGTTAAAAACGTTCGCCGCTACCGCACCAGCACCCGCGCCGTCAAAGTAAACCACCGCAGTCGTTCCCGCAGGAACTTCGTAGTCATTACTTGCGTTATATGTCCCTTGGAAAAACAAGATACTGCGTGACCCAGACAGATCATTGCGGATATAGATGATTTTTTCCGCGTCATTCGGCGTCAACTGCACATAGGCCGTTGCACCCAAATCACCGCTGTCTGCAAAGATAATCATGCGGTTGCGACCATCAGAGGCCGAACCGTCAGAAATTGGAAGTGCGTTTGGAGAACCAGAGGTTCCCGCTGTTGCCAGCGTTACTGTAACCTGACCGTCAAGAGCCGTATCCAGTAAGCTCAAGTTTGTGTTTGTGGTATCGCCCCATGTACCAGACTGTTCGCCTGTACCAATGAGTTCAATACCATTATTAAGTGTATATGTACTGGGCATGGTTTTCCCCTATGCTGCTATGTCTTCCCAACCTGGAGTCTGGGACGGAGATTCGTCACTCCAAGAAGGGGTGGAAGATGGTGTTACGGGAGTATAACTCGGATTCTGATTTGGAACAATACGTCCCCAAACAAGAACTTGGCCTACTTCGCCAGTTCCAGAAACGCCAGTCACATTGACTTGCGTCTGTGCATCTATTGATACATCACCAATTTCTCCTGCTCCAGAGACTCCAGTGACGAAAACAAATGTTTGTGTTTCAATGACCGTTCCTGTGCCAACCTGTCCTGTAGCCTCAAGGCCAGTAACAGGCGTGTTTGCATCGGCTGTCGTAGTAACTGAACCAACGGCTCCTGTGGCCTCAAGGCCAGTAACAGGCGTTATAGCGTCAGCTACAACCGTTACAGAGCCAACACCACCAGTTGCTGCAATACCAGTCACAGGAACATTGGCCTCACCAATGACAGTGGCTGTACCCACCTGTCCTGTAGCTGCCACACCTGTCACATCTACATCTGCATTTGCCTGAACAGTAACAGAGCCAACGGCTGTGGTAGCCTCTAGCCCCGTTACAGGAACATTCGCATCACCAGAAACGGTTGCCGTACCAACGGCCCCCGTTCCCTCAACACCAGTCGGATAAATGTTCGCCTTACCAATGACGTTGGCAATCGTGCCAACTTCACCAGTGGCTTCTAATCCTGTTGGGAAGACATTCGCTTCCGCAACAACTGTCACTGTCCCTACAGAGCCTGTGGCCTGCAAACCAGTTACAGGAACATTGGCTTCAGCAACGACTGTTACTGAACCAACATTACCTGCGGCACCAGCGTTGGTAATGGAGCCTTCATTCCAACCAAGTTGGCCCCATGTCCCTCGGCCCCAGCCAGAAAAAGGGACAATGACATCTGTCATTAGGCTATCCGAATAATCGCGTTACTTGCGTCCGCTGTCGGAAATACGATTGTGAAGTCACCAGCCGTTGACGTTTTGTCTGCACCAAAGTCAAGTACAACAACCGATGGATTTGTTACCGAGATCGATGTCGTGTTTGGTGTCGTATTGTAGATCAACGCGCCACGAGCAGTGATTGTCGCTGTCGAAAATGTCTCATCCGCAAAATCGGTCAACGCTGTTGTTCCAGATGACGTTGGGTCAACATTAGTCAAAGCCTGACCAGTCGCTGAATAGCCTGTGCCACTTACCTCATTTGTCGCTGAGTAAGCAGTCGTAGACGCATCAAGCGTAGCCGAGCTTGTGTATAAAGCAATTTTGAACGTATCGCCGTTGGCGAGATCAAAATCATGGACACCGAACAAAAGCTCTTTCTTGAACGATGTGCACATGTAGTTGCCAGTAAAAGCCATGTCACAGTCTCCTTATAAGTTCCGCAAGCTCTGGGTGTCCTGCGTCTGTAAGTGCATTATATACCGTAGTTCTGTCACTTTTAACAGCTTCACGTAAGTAGAAACCTACCAACTGTACGATCCGCTTTTTAAACGCATGTGCCTGCGCTTGTATCGCAGGGTGCGCCTCGTCAGAAACAGAAATAATTTTTTCTGCACACCGTTCTGCTATTTCTTCTGGCGTAAAGCCACGGTTCTGAGTGGTGTGTACCTCTACCTTAAAACCTTTAGGTAAATCTATGTTTAACTCTGGAATCATGTGCGGGGTTTCCTAATCGGGCCGTAACGATACTCATCCATAGTTTCTTGAGCCTCACCAAGGTTTTTAAGTCTTGCAATCCCTTCAGCGAAACGCTGGTTGTACATTTGCATCAAATTGGGGTCGCCCTTCATATAAATATACGCCTCAACCAAAGAAGCATACAATAACGTAATCTCCGCATTGTCACTAAGCCAGCTTGTTCCACTGTCGGCACCCGCCGTCAAAGATGCGGGTCTATATAAATAGTGAATATCAACTGTGTAGTTGGCATCTGGAGTTGGCGCGAGAATAAAGTTGTCTACATCAAATTGAGCATAATACTTAGGTTGTCCAGTTGTTGTTGGGTCCGGTGTGTACGTTTGCACAAAGTCTAAATCTTTAAACAACAAAAATTCTGTTGCCCCGCTTACGTCTATACTTAATGAAAATGGGGCGAGAAAGTCTGACGGCGCACCAAGGTATTGGTTGCCACTCGTCATAGTGCCGCCTTGATTCTTTTGAAACAGATTAAGCTGCACATTTTTAAGTATGCGCTCCTCTGCTAATCGAATAAACAAAGGCAGGTTGTTTACAAAACTTGTCTCGTCGTTCTCTGTGTAATCCTGAATGGCTGTCTTCAGTTCGCCGTATGTCATAGTCATGTCGTCACCGTAACGCTACCGACCTTGCCTATTGCTCGAACACGCTCCAACTTAGGTGCTTCGACGGTCGGGATGTCAACATACACCTGTAATGACTCAGCTTGATCTGGACGCGGATTACGCAATGCCTGTGGATCAGGAGAAGCCTTGGGCGGAAATAACTGTGGATGCTTCGGATCAAACTCATCAGGACCGACTTTCGCACCCGTCCACTCTACCTTCATCTCACGAAGACGGTAGCGACGGCCCGATCTGTCCGATATTCCCCATGCATGTTTGCCCGAAGCGTATGCCATTAGACCCTCAAATACTGTATGCTAGGCTGCAACTTCAACGGAACGCGGTCTTCGTCCTCGTCCGCCGCACGTTGGAACTCTTCTTCGTACACAGACTTCAACAACTGTATGCGCTCTGGAGCCCGTTTCATCGCGATGTAATAGGCTAACCCCGCCACCATACAAGGATAAAAACGAAAAGGCATATCAGTAGTATTAACAAGGGCATCAGCATCTTCAATCCGCTGCACGTAGTAGTACACAATCTGGTCAGTTGAGTTCTCAGGTACAGCCCACAGATTGATAACAGGCTGAATTTGCTTATTGAACCAGAACTGGCTCGGCCTACCTTGAGTGGTCTTGTCTGGTAAAGTAACGTATTCACCACGACTGATTCGTTCAATCTCATAGTCAGTGCCGCTTCTACGCAACACCATCTCCAAAATATCTACGACATCCGCTCCCAACGTAACTGTTGCCGTGCCCTGAACAAGCGTTGCCGTACCTTGCTTCACTGTCCATAGGTTTACACCACGGTTCGCCCAGTCTGCAAACATCAGGTTCAAAGACCGACGTGCAGTTCGTGCATCATAGCCCGTGCGAACCTCAAGGCCACAGCGTTCATACGCCTCCTCGACGATCTCACCGACATCCATGTTAAAGTCTCTTGAACCTGAAGTTGTCATAATTTTAACTCATATGTGGGTTTTGATTTGTTTTAACCTTAACGCAGCCACCGTTGGCATATCCAACTTTTCCTCCACGCATCATCTTAACAGGGCCTCCACGCATCATCTTAACTTTACCACCTCGCATCATGCCCTGAACACCTCGGCCTTTCAGAATGTCTGCTTGCGTGACTTTACCGTCCCCAGTTAAATCGGGAAATTTTTTACCTGGCATTTTATATACTCCTGTTTCTACGGCCTAAGATGTGCCGTTCATAATCTTGAGGGTCATAGTTCGTATAATACCCTAGTTTTTCCAACTTTGCAGCAGCGTTTTCTAATTCCGACCAACGCTGTATAAAAACAATAGCATGTTCCCGTAAGTAAGACAGTAACCATATGTCTATTCCTGCTGACGCAAAAAACCTATTCAACGCCATGCACTCTTGTTCTAACTGATCATAATCGTAATCATAGTCATAATCAAAAATCATCGTGACTTTATAACCAGTATTAAAAAACCTAGACGATTCCGTTAGTACATCAGGCCATAGATCATCTGACACTATAAACTTTACTTCACGGTTTTCATAAGCTGGCAAAGCAAAAGGGCAGGCCGCTACACCGTTGTTGTGTGCGGTGGGTTTCGCTAACTCTTCTGCCCACTCTCGTATCAAAACACCCTTACCAATCCGCCGTCGGCTTTTTTGTTCTTCCAACTTATCCGTTTGGACGACTTTTTCTTTTTCGCTGCTGATGTACATTGCGCCATCGTCGGACGACAAGCTGGATAACTCCGACGCTTTTCTCCCTTTTGACGACCACAAGGCTTTCCAGTTTTGCAGTCTACCCAACCCTTGCCATCGTTTTTTGAAAACCATTCCCGAAGAGAGTTTTTCTTTGCCATCAGTACAGATCCGTTTCTTTACGACGACTTTCTTCGACAGCCCCACAACCAAAAGCTATAATCCCGCCGCTCTTCAGTTTTTTCTTAACAGGGCGTTTACGTTTTTTAGAAGATTCGCCCCAGTTGTCGGCTCCCACTTTTCGGCATTTTGAGAGCGCCCCGCTTGCGTATGCGCTGGGCCATACCTTGTATCGGCTTTTTACTTTGTGGTAACACGCGTCCTTTTTTGCCATCAGTTGTCCTTTCTGGAGGCTTGGAGATTTGAAAGGGCATCTGTCCACGACTGATCATAACTTGCTTGCCTTTCTGTTAACTGCTCGACCGCTTGAACCAAATGATCTATTTTTACGTCCATAACTTCTGTCCGTTTATCCACGCTAATCAACGTCGAAATCATCCACACAAGACCCGCTGATCCTAAAGTCAGACCAGTTCCCCAAAACAAAAGTTGCACGTTCTTATCCATCTTTACCACATTTTGCATGACCAGTATCTGGCCTTGAGTTTATCCAATGTACCCTTGTCACAACCGTGCCGCGCACGGAAGGACTTACGGCGTTCAGGGTTTGACTTCTTAATAGTCATATTAGCGTCCCCGAATCTGACGATCTTTTCTTTTCCCTTGTCACATGCCTTTACAACAAACTTCTTGCCGCCAGACACCTGACGCCTGGGCTTATTGCATTTCATCTTGGACTTGTCGATCTTAGGCATTAGATTGGCCCCACATTTTGAATGTAAACAAATTCCATTGACGCAGAAACATCAAAGCTAACCGACCCAGAGGAAGAAAACGCCCTCATCTCCAAGTCTGTTTTTTCTGTGA